TTCCCTGTCGCGCCGGGTGAGCATGTGCGTTTGTCGGTTGGTGCGGGGAACAAGAAATATGCGACCATTGCCAGTGCAGCGGACGGTATCCTCTACATCACACCGGGCATGGGCAATTGAGCGGCTATCCCCGCATGATCTACCGCAAGGGCGACATGCTGCCAGAACATGGCTTGGATTACCGCATCGTCACGGACGAAGCCGAGGAAGGTGCTGCCGTCGCTGATGGCTGGCATGTGAGCCTCGATCCGCTGGACCATGACGGCGACGGGGTAAAAGGCGGCGTAAGGCGTCGCGGGCCACGCAAGCATGACTGACATCCCTATCCCCACCGGGCCGACGAATAAGGAACTGGTCGATCTGGCCTATTCCGGGCTTGCGATCAGCGACGCCATGTTTGGCCGGACGGATGAGGAATACGCGGGCGGTGTGCTGCTGTTGCGCGCCATGATGTCGGAATGGCCGTTCGATCAGCTTGGCTATGATGACAGCACGGCGCGGCCATCGGAGCGCAGTGGCATTGACCGCAAGTGGTTTCAGGCTGTCGGGATGGCACTGGCCGAACGGATCGCCCCAGCCATTGGTAAGACCATGACGCGCGAGGCGGTAAAGGTGCAGGCGCGGTCCTATTCCCGCCTGTGCGCGGGTGTGGCTGTCGTCCCGTCTGCGCAGTACGGATACAGCACGCCTATGGGTATGGGTCATCGTCGCAGCGGTACATTCTTTGCCGAGCCTGATTGATGCAGGTTCCTATTCTGGCAGGAATGACCGCGATTGATGGGTCTTTTTCCGCATCCTATCCGATCAACCTTGAGCCTCGCGCCTTTGAAAGCGGCTTGTCCAAGGGGCAACTGGTTTCCACGCGCGGCGCGGTGACGGTTGGAACAGGACCGGGCAAGGATCGCGGGGGCACAGTCTGGAACGGGACGCATTACCGCGTCATGGGGTCGATGTTCTGCCGTGTGGCGGTAGATGGCACCGTGACCGAACTAGGCGATGTGGGCAACGATAACCGGGCTTGCGGGTTTGATTATGGCTTCGACCGGCTCGCTATCCGTTCGGCGGGGAAACTGTTCTATTTCATCGGCGCTGCGCCTGTTGCGGTAACGGACCCCGACCTTGGCGAAGTGCGTGATATGCTGTGGTCGGATGGGTACTATGTGACCACCGATGGCAGTTATATCGTCGTCACCAACCTGACGGACCCGACAGCGGTTGATCCGATCAAGTACGGCTCGGCGGAAGAAGATCCTGACATGATCGTCTGCCTGATGAAATATCAGGAGGAAGTGCTCGCGGTCGGACGTTATACGATCCAGTCATTCCAGAACACAGGCGGGCTGACATTCCCGTTTACAGTCGTCCAAGGCGCGATGATCCCCTATGGCGCAGTCGGTGTTGACGCCAAGTGCATGATTGCGGGGGCCTTTGCATTCGTTGGCAGTGGGCGTGATGAGCCGATCCGGCTTTATGTGGCATCGGGAGGGACGGCCAAGGCTATCTCGACGCGCGAGGTTGATGCGCTCTTGAACGCGCACCCATCGCCGGAACTGATTGAACTGGAGGCGCGGGTATTCGGTGATGAGCAAATCCTGCTCGTGCACCTTGAAGATTGCACGGTCGGGATAAGCCTGAACACCAGCGCGATTGCACAAGATGGCGCATGGTTCATCCTGCATTCCGGAAACTTTGCGCCCTATCGTCTGCGCCATGCCGTGTGGTGCTATGGCAAGCATTTCGTGGGCGATACCGATAGCGCGGCGCTGGGTGTGTTGAGCACGACCGATGACCGGCATTTCGGTGACCGTCCAGAGTGGCAGTTTGATGCGGCGCTGATGTTCAATGACGGCATGGCGTATATCGTCAATGAGGTGGAATTGTTCGGGCAGTTCCCGACCGTCGATCAGGCGGTGTTCTTTTCGATGAGCCGTGACGGGGTATTGTGGAGCCGCGAGGTTGCGCGCCGTCTGTCTGGTGATCGGGCCGAACGGGTACGCTGGCCGGTGGGCGCACGGGTTCCGACGATGGCGGCGATGCGCTGGCGGGGTCAAGGCAGGGTGGCGATCAGCCGTGCCGAAATGCAGGCCGAGCCGCTGTCGTGAGTGTTATCCCGATCATCCGGCGCGAGGTGCTGGAACGGGTATTCGGCGACCGCAAGTCTGCGCAGGCATTCGAGGCGCAACAAGCCGCGTTGGGCGTTGTGTCTGAGGGAACGACAGCGGCGCTGGCTGATACGGCCAGCCTCAAGGAAGCGACGTTCGTCACCCTGTCCGCGAATGCCGAACTGCCGAATGAACATGTGCTATCGGTCGGGCAAGGCTTGTCGCTGATCGCATCAGGCACGGGTATCCTGTTGTCCCTGTCGCTGGATGCACCGCGTACGTCTGGCGGGTTCCGGGTGACGTTTGTTGCCGAGGGTGACAGCACGGTTGCAGTCCCATTGACAGGCATCCTTGCAACGCGCGGCAACGTCGAAACGCTGGGGGGCAAGACGCTGGATCGACCGAGTATGATCGGGCTTGGCGATTATGCCGATGATACAGCAGCGGCGACCGGTGGCATCGCCGTGGGTGGGGTTTATCGCACCGGCTCTGCTCTCAAGGTGCGGGTGGCGTAAGGCCCGTAAAATAGGCGGTTGCGCCCCAATGCCCGAATGTGCCCGCGTTTGCATCGGCGGGGAATTACGTGGGCCTTTTCAGCTTTATCGGCGGCATTCTCGGCGGGAATAGCCAGAAGAAGGCGGCGGATGCGGCTGCAAAGCTGCAATATGATGCAGCTATGACCGGCGTGGCGGAGTCCGCGCGCCAGTTCGACACTACCCGCGCCGACTTTGCCCCTTATCAGCAACTCGGCACCGCCGCTGCCCCCGCGCTGGGCAATCTGGCGGGCGTGAACGGCAATGACGCCATGTCCGCCGAAATTGCCAAGATTATGGCAGGCCCGCAATATACGCAGACCGTCCAGAACGGTGAGGACGCCATCCTTGCCAACGCTTCGGCAACCGGTGGACTGCGCGGCGGTAACACACAGGACGGATTGGCCCGGTTCAGGGGGGACGCCTTGTCCAGCGCCATTTCCAGCCAGCTTGCCACCTATGGCGGGCTTGTCGGGATTGGCACGGGCGCATCGGATGCCGTGGGTACGTTCGGCGCTAATGCCGTGGCGCAACAGGCTGCATTGCGGAACACGGGCGCTGGTGCACAGGCACAGGCGCAACTGGTGCGCGGCGGGGTGAATGCCAAGAACTGGCAGAATACGGGCGGCTTCCTCGACGGCATCATCGGTAAGATTTTCTGATGCCGGAACTGGATTACGCCTCGATCATGAAGGCGGGGCAAGGCCTTGTCCCCGACATGCAAGAGCAGATGATGCAACGTCAGCAAATGACGATGCAGCAGCAGCAGATCGACGCGCGCACACAGCAGATCAAGCTACAGGCGCAACAGCAGCAGGACCAGCAAGCCCGCATGGCTGCATTCCGTCCGCGTCTGGCGCAGGCGGTGCAGTCGGGCCACACGCGCGACATTGCTAACGTCATGGTCGAATTCCCCGAGTTTGCCGACCAGATCAAGCCCGGTTGGGAAGCCTTGAGCGCCGATGCCAAGACGATGAACCTGACACAGACCGGCACCGTCTACATGCGCGCCAAGAACGGTGATCCGAAAGGCGCGGCGGCTCTGTTGCAACAGCGCTATGATGCGGATGTCAAAGCTGGACAGGGCGACGAGACAACCAAGGAATTGATCGACGCGCTCAACAGCGGCGACCCGGAAAAGATCAAGCAGGCAACCGGCACAGTCGGGCTGATGCTGGCTGCGGTCGATCCGTCCAAGTTTGCGGACACCTATGGCAAACTGTTCCCCAATGAGGGCGCTAGTTCATTCGCCAAGGAATATGACGACCGCGTGGCCCGCTTCGGCAAGACTGCGGCTGATCGTTGGGTTGCGACGCAGGATACCAAGCTGGTCCCGGTGCAAGCTGGGGGCAAGGTGTTTGCATATGGCGAGGGCACGACCGGCCCTGCACCTTCCACCATGCCGACTATGCCTGGTGGCATTGTTGGGTACGGAAGCGGCACTTTTGACGGCGATGGGCGGGTAGTAACTCGCTCTGTTGGTTATACGGAAGGAGGTGATCCATCTACCGGCGGGCAAGGTTACGCCATGCCTGTTGCGAATGGCACGTTTACGTCTGGCATCGGCGATGCGCGGGATGGCGGCACACGTAGCCACAATGGACAAGACATTGCGGCCCCGATTGGCTCCCCCGTATCGCCGATTGCACCCGGCAAAGTAATCAGTGTCAGCAGCGATCCTAAATCCGGCATGTTCGTCAAAGTCCGCCATGCAGACGGGACGACTTCAAGTTACTCACATCTTGGTCGGCAGGATGTTCGTGTCGGCGATGATGTAGCGGCGGGCCAATCTCTCGGAACCGTTGGCAAGTCCGGCAATGCGACTGGCTCGGTACTGCATCTAGTTATTCGTGATGCACAGGGGCGCATAGTTGACCCCAAGGCTGCGCTGGGGGGCGGCCCTGTCCGCGTCCGCTCCATTCAGGAGGCGAACAAGCTAACCCCCGGCACCCGCTACATCCGACCCGACGGCAAGGAAATGATCCGATGAGCGCGCAATGGCCCGGACAAGAGGCCGCGCCTCAAGCCGCTGCACCAGCACAGGGCGGCCCGGTGCTGCGTGAGGTATTGAG